TCCAGCCCGGTGAGGTTTTTGCCGTACTCAATCACCACGCCGGTGTGCTGGCCGCGCCCCTGGTGGTGGATGACGTTGAAGTTGTCCCACTCATATTCGCCGCCCCACAGATCCAGAAAGGAACCGGCCACGCCGCCCAGACAGGCTCGGACACTCTGGGGCTTGGCTACAGAGAAGGGCTTTGCCACGGAGTAGTCCGTCTGACAGGTGAAGTTGTGGGTGGTGGCGGTATTCTGGAAGACACGCTGCATGGCCAGGGAGGGCGAAATACTCTCGCTGGACCAGGTCAGGGCGGCAATGTTGGAGAGATCATAGGAGATGTGCTGGGCATACACCGTTACCACGCCATCGATGGGCGTAGTGATGCGGTAGATGCGAAACGCCTGGTCATCGGCGGCGTCGTTGGGCTTGGCCTTGATGATCCGTTCCGAGGAAAGCTCCCCATAGTTTCTCCCGGTCACAGGATATTGGAGCACCAGCTCGTAGGAGCCGTTTCGCTCCTCGGTCACCTCACAGGAGATGCAGTCTGCCAGAACGCCGATACCGAAGGTGGAAAAATCCACCGCGTTTGCTTTGAAGAGAACCGGAATCATAGCGTCACCCACCTCGGCTGTACCACCAGGCTGGTCACCGTTCCCACCCAGGAAATGGTGTTGACGCCGGGCTGGAGCCTGGGGAATCCATCCCCGGTGACCTTATCGTTCATGGGGGTCGTGCCGGAGTAGAAGTTCATCTGCTCACTATCGCAGATGATGCTCCCGTCCAGCCCGGTAAAAACCCAGCTCTTGTTCTGCCCACCGCCCTGGATGGTCAGGGTCACCGTTCCTTCCCCGGTGAGGGTGAGGATGGGCAGGGACTCGAAGCTCTCCGGGTTGGTCACCGTAGAGCCGGACTGCGTGAGGGTAACAGGCTCGGTTCCGTCCACGCTGTAGCGGAAGGGGTGGCAGGAGAAACTGACGGTGAACACACCGATGCGGTTGAGCTGATCCTCGATGTCCAGGCTCCCGGAATACACCGCCTTCCGAGTATAGAGGGTGTCGTAGCTGTCGGAAAGGGTGTGGTATGCGTTCTGCTCCCCATAGAGCCACGCCTTGACCTTGGTGATTTTCTCTGCCAGTTCAGCGATGCTCTTGGCGGGAAGGAATACGGAATAGGTCACCTGTACATTGGGGTAGCGCCCATTGGGAAGAATGAGGTCGCCGTTCCTGCCGGGAATGGACTGGAAGGTCACATCGTACTCCGGGGCGGAAAACACATTCTTGCTTTCAATGCGAAGCCCCATGTCCAGAGACGAGATCCCGTTATACACAAAATAGTTCACGCGAAGACCACCCCTTTCCGCTTGGCAAACTGTCCGGCGGTCACCATGATCTCGTTGGTGAGCTGCCGGATGTCCTCGTTGGTGTAGTTGTTGAAGGTGCCGATGTTGAGCTGCAGGACGAAACCGCTCTTTCCAGCGCCGGCAGAAACGGCGGAGGACATGGCGCTTTCCACGCTGCCTTTCACGGAGAAATCCGTAGGCAAAGCTGTGGTCATATCCTTGGCGAGGTCCTGCATGACCCCATTGATGTCCTTGCTCATGCCTTCGGCGGCTTTTACCGCCTGACCGCCGTTGTCCTCGATGGAACCGGCAAGGCCCTCCACCAGCATTTCGCCTACCCAGGCCATTTCCTTGGAGGGCGAGTTGATGCCGAAGAAGCCCAGGATACCGTCCCAGATGCCGGAGATCCAGCCGGACACTTTATCCCAGATCCACCCGGCCAGGGACTGGATGCCCTGCCACAGGCCGCGCACCAGGTTGGCGCCCACCTCGGCAATCTGGGAGACTCCCTGACCGAGAGCCGAAACAATCCCTGTGATGATCTGCGGGACCGCCTTCACAATTTCCACAATGATGGTCGGGAGATTCGCAATCAGGGACACCAGCAGTTCCACGCCGGCCTGGATAATTTGAGGGATGCTGTTGATGAGGGCGTTCACGATGCCGGTAATGATTTGTGGAATCGCCGCCACAATGGTGGTGATGATCTGGGGCAGCGCCTGGATGAGCGACACCAGCAGGTCGATACCCGCCTGAATAATCTGCGGGATGGAGTTCAGCACCGCCGTAATGATCCCCTCAATGATCTGGGGGATGGCCGCGACAATGGCGGTGATAATCTCCGGCAGCGCGGCCACCAGCGAGGTCAGAAGCTGGATGCCCGTTTCAATGATCTGCGGGATAGAGTTCAGCAGGAACGTCACGATGCCGTTGATGATCTCCGGCAGAGCCGCGATGAGCACCGGCAGGGCGTTTAAAATCCCCTGGGCCAGCCCCGTGACCAGCTGAAGCGCCGCGTCCAGGATGAGGGGCAGATTGGCAATGAGTGTCTGACAGATTTGAACCACCATCTGCACAATGGTGGGAACCAGCTGGGGCAATGCGGAAGCAATGCCGGAAGCCAGGGTTGCCACCACCTGCATCGCCGCCTGCAAAAGCTGCGGAGCCAGCTCGGTCAGGCTGGTGACCAGCTGGAGAACAATGGAGAGGGCGGCCGCGGCCAGCTGGGGCAGCGCGTTCACAATGCCGGTGACAAGGGTTGCAATGATGTTTACCCCGGCTTCCAGCAGCACCGGAAGGCTGGCGAGGATTGCTTCCCCGATGACCGGCACAATGGTGGAGAGCTTTTCCATGAGAACGTTCACCAGACCGGAGATGCCCTCGGCAAAGGTCTCGGCGGCTCCCGCTGTGCCGTTCAGAACACCCTGTAGCCCTTCACCCATGAGGGACACAAAAGGAATCATGGCGGTGAGTACATCCGCCGCCATGGTCTTCAGCGTGGTCATAATAGGTTCGGCAATGGCGCCCAGCTGGGCGTAGGCATCGGTGAGAAGCGCCTGGGCGCGCTGGGCTTCCATCACGTCCCTGTTGAGGGTTTTGTAGTTTTCCGCCGCTTCCTGGTACAGGCCGTTGAGGGTATCGGTAATGAGGGCGGCGCGCTCCTGTTCGGAACTGCAGCCATCCAGCGCCGACTGAAAGGCCTCCTCATTGACGCCGGCCCAGTTGAGTGCGTCCGCCAGCTGACCGGTGATGGTGCCGGTTTTGGCGGTCTCGTTGGCGGCTTCGGTCAGACCTTCGATGGGAAGGCTGTCCCCGAAAGTGGCCCAGACACCGGCGGCGATGTCCGTCCACTGCGCCAGCTCTTCCTCGGTAGAGCATAGCTTGGCCAGGTGGTTGACCGCTTCCACGCTGCGGTCCTCTTCACCCAGAATGGCGTAGAAGCCGGTGTAGGCTTCACCGGCCTGTTCCGCCGTAAAGCCGGCGGTGGTGAAGGCCGCGTCCAGCTTGGCCTGGTCCTCCCGATATTCCCGCGTGGACTCCGCCAGGTCGAGGAAGCTCTTGGTCAGCCCGGCAAGGGCTGCTCCGGCGGCGGCAACAGCGGCGCCCGCCGTGACCGCCAGACCTTTGAGGACGGAGCCGACCTTTTCCAGCTTGCCGGACGCCTTATCGGTCTTGTCGGCGGCGTCATCGATTTCATCCCCGAACTTGCCCGTCTGCTGGGCCGCATCCCCCATCTCATCGCCCATGGAGTCGATGGCCCTCTGGTTCTGGTCAAGCTCCCGCTCCATATTGTTCAGAGCGGCCTGGGCATTGTTGAGCTGGATCTGCCATTGCTGGGTGCGCCGGTCGTTCTCCCCGAAGGAGGTGGAAGCGTTCTCCAATGCCTTACGCAGGGTTTCGATCTTTTTCTTCTGAGCATCGATCTCCTTGCCCAGCACCTGGTTCCGGGCGGTGAGGGCTTCCACGGAATCATCGTTTTTATCAAACTGGGACTGCACGACCTTCATTTCGGAGCCGAGAACTTTGAAGGACTGGTTGATGTCCGCCAGCGCCTTCTTGAATTCTTTTTCGCCCTCCAGCCCGATTTTCAGGCCAAAATTATCCGCCATCCGCGGTCACCTCCTTCAAAATGGCATAAAAAAAGCCCGGATTTCTCCAGGCAAAAGAAAAGAGCCGATCGCTCGACTCTTTCCGAAACTTGATTCAGTTTGCTTCCGTTTTTCGGAGCTGGGCGTCAATATCTCGACCGCCGTACATGACGCGGAGCACCGTGACGGTTTTTACCTGGTGGTCCGGGATGTAGAACACCAGGTAATTGTCCACCGGCATGACCCGCAGGTTCCGGCTGCGCCAAGGCTCCCGGTCGTAGACCCGGAACCGCTCCGGCATCTCGTCCAGCTTGAGGATGTTCTCCTCCAAGCGGTCTAGCTGACCGCCAGCGTTCTGATCCGACTGCAGGTCTACTGCGATGTAGCGGTAAATTTCCCGCAGGTCGCGCTTTGCTTCCGGGGTCAGCGTAACCTCATAGCTCATATGCCCAGCTCTCCACGCAGCTCGTCAAACGCCTGTTTTGCCGGGATGGTTTGCCCGGCCTGCATCTGAGCGTAGCCCTTTTCCAGTTCCGTGTCCAGCTGCTGGGCGTTCATGCGGCTGATGTCCAGCGGATGCTCCGGGAGTTTCACCTCAAAGGGCAATCCACGCTGGAGGATGACTTGCTTGTAGAACATGGTAATGGCATTGGATGCCGGAATGCCCAGAGCGCTGAGGATGGCTTCCGCCTGTTCTTTGACCTCCGGCTCAATGCGCGCATATAGATTTGCCGACTTTGCCATATTCAAGACTCCTTTCGGGATTCGTGTATTCTTTCTCGCCTCTATTATACTCTATTGTGCGGACAAAAGCAATACATTATTCAAATCCCATAGGGAATTACATCGTCAATGGTCAGCTCCCGCTTGGGTTTTGCCATGCCGAGGAACTGCTTGTGGCACTCCCACAGGTCCAGCAGCAGGGCGGTACCGTAATAGAAAAGCCGGGTAAACAGCTCGGCGTCTGTTACCCGACTTCCGCGTTTTTTGAGTCCGTCTCGCTTTCGATATTCCGCTTGGTGCCCTTATACATGGCTTCCATGATGGCTTCCTTGTACCCGGCCAGCTCAAAGGGCGAGGTCAGCAGCTCCACCGCGTCCTGGGTCAGCGGCTCCTTCTTGTCCTCCGGGTGCTGGAGGTTGTGGATCAGCACACTCTGGTTGGCCAGCAGGGTGATGAGCCAGATGATTTCATCAAGCGCCATCTCAAAGTTCTCGGACTTCATCAGCTTGTCGCCCAGGTTTTCCAAACCACCGTACCGCCCGGCGATTTCCTTGGTGGCGCGGGTGGTGAGCACCAGCTCGTACTCCTTGCCGCCGATGGTAATGGCGGCGCTTCGCTCCTTGCTCATGGGTCAGCCCTCCTTATCAGGTCTCCAAAGAGGTGTAGTCCGGCTCATAGACCTCTTCGTACCAGCCGGAGATGGTGGCGGGCAGCACGCCGGTATCGTCCTCGGAAACCTCCGCCTTCCAGGGATGCTTGCCCTGACCATCCACCTTGTTGCGCCGGGTCACGGTGCCCTCAATGGAAGGGGTGGAAAACTCGATGCTCTCGCCCTTGGTGGTGAGGTTGGTGGCGGGGATGCCGAACTTCACTCGATAGAGCCAGAAGTAGCGGTATTTGCCGTTTGCCTTTTTCGCACGGAATCCCACGGCCACGGGGGTACCGCCATCCTCGCTGGTGGAGACCAGCACCTTGTTCCCGTCAATGGTGGCTCCGGTCAAGTCCTGGGCAACGGTAACGCCGATGTCATCCACGCCCAGGGTCAGAGTGCCGCTCTGGAACTCCTTGACCACAGCGGCGGCGCCATCGTCCGCATACAGCGTAGCTTCCGCCAGCTCCACCGACAGCTCGGCGGTCATGGCCTTCGCCAGGGGCTGAGGATCGCCGTAGGTTTCGTTGCCGGAAGTGTCCTCGGTGATTTTGGCGTAGTACAGCTTATCCAAGCCGATAGTAGCCATAGCTCATTCCTCCATTTCATAAGTTTTTGCCACGTCAATGGCGTAGTGGTGAAAGCCGGTATCGTCCTCATGGCCGATATACCGGCGGTCGGTAATGCAAAAATCCGCACCCAGCAGGGCGCGGACAAGAATGTCTTTGGTGGCGGTGTAGCTGCCCTTCACGAACAGGGACAACCGTGCCTCCTGGGTGTCGTACCCTGGGGAATTGTCGGCATGAAGCTCGAAGGTGTCCGCCATTGGCGTGATGACCAAATAAAGGTCAGGCGGTACGCCGGAAAAGACGCCAGTCTCCACCGGAATCGAACAGGCATCCGCCACCGTTTTCAGTTCAGACAGCAGACTCACAGCTTCTCCACCTCCTCTTCCAGTTTGCGGATCATGGCGCTGGTACAGGCCTTTCGGGACGAGGTCTGGGCGGGTTTGAGAAAGGGCTTCGCCGGCTGGCCGCTCTTGCCATATTCGATGATGTTGGCCAGCATGGCGTTGCTGCCGCCATCGGAGCGCGGCTCGGCAAAACCGACTTTAATGTTGTGATTTCCATCCCGGTCCACCAAAGGCGGGGTCAGACCCAGGGAGCGTTCCAGCTCACCCGTGGAGCGGGAGTCATATTTCGTACCGCTGCCAATGACGGAGGAGAGGTTGCTCCGTACCTTTGACAGCACGACCTCGCCGCCGGCCTCCAGGACACGTCCCGCAATCTCATCTGTTTTGCTGCCCAGGAGGGACAGCTTGCGGAGGAATTCCTCCGGCATTTCTACTTTCACTTTAGCCACGTCGTCGCAAACTCCTTATCCTTCGCTTCCGCATAAATGCGAAAGCTCACTCAATCCGTTGCTCCTCCTTCCCCCACAAAGCAGGTTTGCTTTGCGGGGACCCCACGTTCCGCTGCGCTCCACTCGATTTCACCACCTTTGCCATGACTTCCAGATACATTCCACGGCCCTTTACGTCCTCCACCGAGGTGATCTCGAATCGGTCGCCATCGCAGAGTAGCGCCAGGTCTGTGGTCACGGATACACCGGGAATAACCCGGAAGCGGAACAGGTCGGTAGCTTCAGAAAAAGCAGCCATATTCGCCCATCTCTCGCTTCCGTGTCGCCCTTCCCGATACGCCCTAATGGAAGCCAGGGTGACTTCCTTTTCCGATTTGAAGCCCTCCGCGTCTACGGCGACTTCCTTTTTCGCCAGGTCAATAAAGGTGTTCATCTTTCCAAAACTCATGGTTACACCTTCCATTCCCGGTCAAGCCGGAGAAGCAGGTTCACGGTATTCCACACCTGTTGACCGGCCTGCACATTATCTGCGAAAAAGCCGCCCGTGCTGCCATCCCTGGACTCGTAGAAGTGGGATGACAGCATGATGACGGCCTGCTCGGTAGTTGGGGGCATGGGGTGCTCCTGGTAATACCCCGCTTCAATGTGTTGGTAGCTCTCCGCATAGGAGATGGCGGCGGTGATGTAGCGTTCCAGCAGCTTGTCATCGGCGTCATGCTCCAGGATGAGGTTTTCCTTGACCTTTGAAAGAAGCTCGTTCATCACCGCCGCCCCCTTTCTTAGCCAGCGGCCTTCTGCGCCAGCACCTTGATGGCTTCCGACAGGATCAGCTTACCGTCCACGCGCTGGGTGGCCATGAAGCCCACCTGACCGGTGGTGGCGAACAGCTCGTTCAGGCGCTTGAAGGAGCGGCCCTGGCGGTCGGCGATCCAGTAGTAGCTGAAATCACCGAAGGCGATGGTCTTTGCGCCGGCGGCGATGGCGGGAACATAGGAAGAGGTGTATACCGGACGGTTCAGGATGGTATCGGGGGTCCCAGCCGTGAGGGAGGGCTGCCACAGATACTGCCCCTGGTTGTCCTTCAGCTTACGGATGGCCTTGACCGTGGAGTCATTCATCACCCAGACCGCCTTCCTGCGGTAGGGGGACTTCAGAGAGTAGAACAGGTCAATCAGCTCATCAGCGGTGATGGCGGTGGAGCTGGCGGCGGTGATGCCGGTCTGTGCGCCGCCGGTTGCGGCGAAGATGCCGGTGGGCTTGCCGCTGCCATCGCCCACGAAGAAGGCTTCCTCCTCCTTGGCGCCGATGCGGCGGGCAAACTCGGTGGAGATATACGAGGGCAGGTCGAACACGCTGTCATTGAGCAGCTCATCGGACACCTTCAGGAAGGTACCCAGCTTGTAGGCGGACAGAGAGGTCTGGCCGAACACCTCATCGCTCTCGGTGAGGGCGTCCTCCTCATCCAACCAGGCGGCGGAACCGTGGCTGGTCACGATGGGGATCTTGCGGTCACCGCTGGAGGTCTGAATGACCTTGGCCAGGCGGCGGAACACATTTTCCTCCTCCAGAGCCTGCACCAGGGTGCGCTCGTACTCATCGGGCACCAGGTAGCCGCCCTCGCTGTCGGTGCCTTCCTGCAGGGCGTTGCGAATCTCATAGGGATTGCCCTGCAGACGCATGGCGTTCCAGAAGTTCCGCTTGTACTCATCGGAAGCGCGGCCCTTCTTTTCGGGCTGCTGGTCGCCGGCGGGCTTGCCGGTGATGGGGTGGTTGACAGGCTTATTCAGCTCGGCGTCCAGAGTTTCGCGGCGCTCCATCCGGGCAATCTCCTTGCCCAGGTCGGAGATGTCCTGCTCCATGCGGGAGTAGGTGGCGTCATCCTCGGCGGACAGGGTGCCCTTGTCGGTGCGGTGGGAGTCCAGAAAAGCCTTGGCAGCGTCCCAGGCCTTGGCGCGCTTCTCGCGCAGTTCCAAAATAGTCATGGTAGATTTCCTCCTTTAATGTTTCAAAAGATTGAGCCGCTCGTAGAGAGCGTCTACGGAGCGGCCCTTGGGTTCCGCCTTGGTGGCGGGACGAGTGGTTCTGCATTTTTCGGCGATCTTATCCATGAGGGAATTGACCAC